TCCGATGCATTGTTACTTGTACCGAACACGATAGACCCGACGGGCAACGGTGTATCACCGATTGTTCTCTCCAAGTACAGGCGGGTGTAGATAATCTGCATGAGCTTGGGAGCTTTGAACGCCTCGTCAATCATGATGACCTTGGGCTTGCCGTTGTCGAGCTTGAACAGAGACGACACATAGTACTCAAGAGACTTGCTTTGGTGATTGGGGATTGATGCCGCAACATCCATCATGTCTTTCACAGGTGCGTCCACATAGATGTAGTCATACTTGTCTGCCGCATAGTCATCCCCGACCTTGCGCCATTGGTCACCGTTCATTTCAGCAATGCCTGAAAGAACAGACGACTTGCCAACACCAGGCTCTGACACCAAGATACATGTAACTTCATCACCGATTGCGCCGATGATGGACTTGGCTTCCTCGATGGTAACCATTGGGGTGAAATTGATTTTGCTCATTGCATTCTCCAGTTAGTTGTTCAGGGTAAGGTGATTTCTTCGAAAGCCGCTTTGATGCCAGCCTCCGTTGGTTTGATGCTGTATCCGTCGTCGCCGATTCGTACAACAGTCGCGTGACCCATGCCGATGCGCTTCATCAACATGTGTAACAAACTCAGCACACGGCTTAACTCCGTGCGCTTCTCGTGTTCTCTGTACCAGAGGAACAGCAGTACACCGTTCGCTATCGACAGGAAAAGTTCTAAGTCAGTCATTGAATGTCCTCAGTGGTTTGAATTTACTCAGCATGTCGTCCACGCTGTCCTTGACCTTGCGTCTCTCGTATGCGCTCTCACGCAACTCCTCGGTGGTCACACCGCGCAACGCCTCCTCCAGTTGCAACCGCGCGTCCTCCAATGCGCTGTTATTTGTTAAGTTAAAGTGCTTCAGGGTCTCGCAAATCTCTTTGGCTTGACTCACAGTTGTGTCGTAAATCTTCTTGCGTTTGGTCTTGCCATCGTCGTTGAACTCAGGTTCAGCACAGGCTGAACTTATGCGTTCCGCAATCGCCAGCAGTCTCTCGCTTGCGTCTGCCATGACATTGTTCACGATGTCCTTGGTCTGGTTGGTGAAGTGACTCTGCAAGTCGTCAGCAATCGCAGACGCGATACCACCTGTGCGGAAGTCGTTCTTGGGTACATCAGAGATGAACTCCTTGATTTGGAACCGTCTGAGAATATCTTTGGGTTCAGGGTAGGATGAACGGTCGAACATGTCCCCTTGCTTGAACGCCGCATCCGACACGATGTCAGGGTACTTGGTTATGAAGTTGTTCAGCAGAGCCTGAAACGCAACCTTGTGCTCGTTCAGCTCTTTCATAAACTTCTCGATGTGGAAGGTGGGCAACAACCGAGCCGAGCCAGCCCAGTCGTATGTGCAACGCTGAAGCCAGTTATAGACGGTCTGCCGATAGTTCAACAGCGCCTTGTGTTCGGGTGAGTTGGCGAGCAGGTTCTGCGTGAATTTGCCTGCGTCTGCGCTTGCTCGCTTGGCAGTCGTCACCTCGTTTGAGATGGCACGGTCTTGCTTGGTCGCTGTCCAGACATTCACCTCCACTGTAACAATCACAGCGGATGATGCCAAGCTGATGAGATGCTTGGGCTTTTCAAGTTCAAAGTTCATAGGTTTCTCCAGTTAAAGTTTCAGGTGACGGTGAATCAGCGGAACATCCCGCCCTTGTTGTTCAGACCCTTGAGGTCTTCCATGTTCGTAATGAGCATGTAGTTGGACTTGTGCATCGGGGCGATGGTGTGCCTGCGCGCCTGTGCGTCCTCCTCTCCACACAACAAACATAGCTGATAGCCAGCGTTCGCACGCTTGGCTGAGTATGTATCGCCACAGCGAACACACAATGGTTTCATTCGGTTAGTCATTCAGTTCTCCGTGAAAAGTTATAAACGATGCGTGACCAACGGCATCGGGCGTAACTCGTAGTGAGACACGACACCCATCTCCTCGTAGTCACCTTGGATGCACAGGTGCATCTCGTACTCGGCTGTCTGCTTGTCCACATACACACCGACAGGCGCACCATCGCACACCATCACGAACACGACAGGCTGAACAGGCGCGGGGTCAGGCAGTAAGCCGTCCGCTATCAGCTCGTCAATCAGAATTGAAATTTGTTTCATCTTTCCCATTGCATACTCCATGTAGTTGAATTTCAGGACACCATGAATCAGTAAGTAACCGCCCTTTGCAATTACTCCCCGACTCAGATACGATTATAACATAACTTGACATATAAACAAAGCTGTTTGATTGACTTTTTTATACATACTCCTCGCCAAAGATATTGCGCATCGGTTCATCGAATGTGATGCGTCTATGCACCATCATCGGGTGCGTGGTCAACGCAACATGCCGACCGCCATCGCGTCTCTCTATGTCGTCATCGTCCTCGCCCACACGCAAGAAGTCGTATGTGCATGGGTTCATCCTCGCGGTGGTGTTCCTGTTTCCGACTTGGTACTCAGCCAGCTCACCTCTGGAGAACAAGTACGCCAGAGTAAGTAACGACTCATGGTCATGCACTTCCTCGTAGTTCTCGTACCACTTTACAGACTGCACCTTGAACGCAATCGCTGGAAAGGTGTAGCAATCCCCGTCGACAGTCAGGTATCCGTTCTTATATATGTCTACACCATGCGTCGTCTGGTCTAACGCGCGTACCATGTCACCCCAAACCTTTTGTCCGTTGATGTTTTCTATCTCATCATTCACGATGGGCTGATTCGATAATGTTCGGGCAGTGGTCAAGAACATGTGGTACTGCGCGGCGTCAGGGAACACTATCACATAAGAAACGTCTGAACGATATCCCATGTCAATCTCCCTTCAAGAGAGCCTCGACTCTCTCGTCTTCAACCTTGTTGTAAAAGGTACGCATCTCGTCCTCGTTGTAAACGAACCGTCCATGCTCATCCCGAAAGCGCCAAAAGGCACACGATACGCAACCCATCTCGTAGGTGCGACAGCGTTTGACAGCGCAGTCTCGGATAAACAAGAATCCCCCAATCGAAACATATTTTGTCTTCGCCCTGTGGCGAATTGCTCGAACTTTCATGTCAGCCTCCTGTGAATGATTAATTAGATGATGTCGTAGCCAGTGCAGAACCTGAACAGCTCTACCTCGTCCATCGGCTCGGTTATGGTCAAGCCCTCATGCTCGTCGTCAATGTCCATGAACTCGTCGTGGTCGTAGCCACGGTCAAGGAACTCCAAATTCTGTAACAGAACATCGTCAGTCAGACACGCATCTCTTCGCAGTGTCTCGGTCAAGTCCGTGTGCGCAGTGTTGTACGCAGGACGGCGGGTCGTAATGCGCAAAGTCTTACGCATGGGGCGATTCAGAACAAAGCCAACTTTCATTGCATTCTCCATTTGGTTGATTGAATTTCATGTCACCGTGAAACGGTAAACAAGCGCGGTCAAAGCATATGCCTCGACCTGTTTCTATTATAACACAATATGCTGATAACACAAGTACTTCGTATTACTTTTTTACACAAGTGTTCAGGGTGGGCTGAATGATAAATTTGGAATGAGTGGAAAAGTATGCGTAATTGGGTGAGATTTGTTTGGAATTGGAATTATGGGGTTGAAATTGGAATAAATTGAGTGAAATTGGAATCGGGCTGGAATTTTTATTTGTAAGGAAAAGTATTACTGGGGTTGAAAACGGAGAAAAAACTAAACCTATATATAACATATATATAGTAGTAGAAGAAGAATAAATATATTTATTCCAGTATTCCAGAATTCCAGTGCATTTTGTGGGAAGTTGGGAGATATGTGTGGGGTTTTGCGATGCGTGATTTTGCACCAGCTGAAAGAGACGAACGATGTCAAACTCTCTGGAAGCCAAAAAACTTTCTGGAATATTGGAATATTGGAATAAATTGGCGTAACTATATGATTTTAAAGGGAAAAGTCGGTTCCAGATAAATTTGATAAATTGGAATCTTGGAACAAAAACACGCCTGACGATACTTTAAGGTTTGCTTAAAATATCTCGGTTATTGCAAGGCTAGATTTGTTCCAGAAAATTGGAATCGCGTTGGAATTTTGGAATCGCTTTTTGGAATATTGGAATTTCACTGTACCGTGAAACGCTAAATAAGCGCTTGCCCACACGCGCGCGAAGACAAAGAACTGGCATCAGGGGGTCTGGGCGAAAAAAAACCCAGCCCGATTTCTCGGACTGGGCTTGGTGGTTACTTGTTCAGAGTATCCATGAAGGCTTGTATTGCCATTCTTGTTTTCAGTTCGTTGGCTGTTGCGTCTTCCCTTGCAACCGCATTCTTGCATCGTGTTTTGATGTTATCCATCGTCTTTTCGATGAAGGTTGCGAAGTTGTCGGACTGTGTCCTAGTTCTTGTTTCAGGGTTCAAGTCCCGAACCGCCTTCTTCAAGTCCTTCATTCTGTTAGAAGTGTACTTGTTGAACTTGTCCCGAACTCCCTTGATGACGCCATGCTTGACTGGGTCTTCATTCTTCAACTGACCAAAAGCCTGTTGACTATATGACAAGGCAAAGGCAAGGGTTGCAACAAAACCACCACCCTTTTTTGGAACCCATTCGCTTGAGTATTCAGTAGCAGGATTGAGTTCCTGCCAACGAACCGCCCAACCCTCATGCAGTTCCGCCTTGACTTCTTTTGGAACATCGTCCAAGAAGTTCGGGCATTGAGTGACTATGAACTGAGCGACTGTTGCCATGCGCTCGCTAAGGGTTGCCGAAATTATGGCTGCGTCCTTGAAGGACTTGACCACGAAGTTTTGCTTTGCATTCATATGCATATCTCCGATAGAAGTGTTAAAGAACATACCGCTTGACCTGATTGTCATGCGGTAAGAGAATTATATAACAACTATTTAATGTTTCACGCTACCCTGAAACGCTATACAGGCGCTTGCCATGCACGAGCTTGCACACGCGCGACGACATATAACTGGTATCAGGGGGAGGGGCGATTTTTAAGGGCGAAAAAAAACCCCGCCGAAGCGGGGTCTAAAACGATTAGCTAATTATTTTTTGTTGTAGGCAGACCAGAACGCATCTTTCGCCATCCGATAATTGATTGGCGACGCCGTGCTATCCAGTCTAGCCTCAGCGTTCAATACCCGTTTATCGAATGTGGCGAACATTTCAGTCAGCGCGTCAACGAAATTTTTATTCCCCGTGCGCGCTTTGGTCTTACCATCATTCAGCAAAGACCGCGCGGCTAATTTCAAAGCCGCAATATTATTGTGGGCATACTTGCTGAATTTATCGCGCATCGGTTTCACAATGCCATGCAATTGCGGGTCTTTGTTTTTCAATTGACCAAACTCTTGCTGAGACATTGCAAAGCAATACGATAACCCGATGCGGATAGATTTTTCTGGCGCGACATTTTTCAATTCAATAGAGTTACCCATTGGAATGTATGTGCCGCCATCGCCCAATTTGTAGAATTGGTCGCCCCACAATTCAGTGGCACGCAACATGAAACCCGCATTTAAATCGGCTTTCAATTCTTTGCTCACCTCATCGGGGAATGATGAGTCATTGTCCATGATGTATCGGGCGATACTGGCAGAGGTTTCGCCAGCACGGGCGAATTTGTAGGCCGCATCTTTGACAGATGTGGGCATGATGGCATCTACGGCCATCGCGGTCTTTGTCTTTGCGTTCATTGCAAACTCCAAAAAAGTTAAGAAACACCGCAAACCGAATTGTCTGCGGTGATTGAATTATATACCAAACAAACTCTTAGATATAGTTTCAGCGTACTGTGAACGCTTAAACACGCGCTTGCCATACGCGCCCAGCTCACGCGCGACGACGAATAACTGGTATCAAAAGCGCAGGCGAAAATAAAAAGGGAGCCGAAGCTCCCTGTGTTTAGCGAGAATATCCACGCGTAAAATCATATACTCCTGATAATAATTTTTGTATTTCTATTTCTGCTCGTAAGTCAGCACCTTTTTTCATTGATTCACATCTTTGCGCGATATGGCGCAAATTTTTAAGTAGTTCATGTGAATATCTGTTACTTTGTTTGATTGACTGTAATTCAGCCAATGTCAAACTCATTGCATATTCCATTTCGGTTTGTTTATCAAACAATTCTAATTGTGTCCACATTTTGCATTCTCCAGAAATGCAGGGCTTTCGCCCTGCGGGTTGATTAAGACTCATCTCCAGCAAACACGCTTTCCTGCGCTATCCATTCCACACGCAATAGCGTGGGGTTGATATGGTCATTTATACTTAAAAACTTGGCAAACACACTATCACATTCACTACGCTTGCACCATGACTTGGCTAGTGTGACACGCTTCATGCGGTATTTAGTTGTTGGCAGTGTTACTGCCATCTTGATTGTGAGCATTCCGTCCATTTGCATTCTCCGTTTCTGCTTTGCACTATTGCATCGCATTGGAGTTAGTATAACACAAACTTGACATATACGGGTATCGCCTATGACTTTTCTAGGGCATGGCACAGGCAGACCCCTACCCCCCAGATTCCCAAATGGGTCCCCCTCCCGCCCACTACACCATGACTCACACAAATAACTGATATAATTTCCAAAGCCGCGGAGTCACCACGTGACATGATAAGCCTCGCAAGAGGAACGGTGTACCTCTTTCTCGTTGCCTCTCTCCTTTGACCCCCCTCCCCGGGGGTCTTTTTTTGCTCGTCACCTTGTCTATTAGGGTTTATCCTAATACCCCCCGGGTAGGAATCCTACCTCCTCGGCAAAATACGTGGTATATTCCGTCAACTTTGGAGTGCCACCTTCCTCCCAATGCAAGATTTAATTCCAGAGATAGACTCTCATGTCCCGCTCCCAGCGTCTGCCACTGACGCTATGCCCGAGCTGTCTCCGCGCGAAGAATTAGATATGCGGGCAAGGACTGTCAAGCTCATAGCAGACCTGACAGGCACACCGATTGACCCAAACGATGAAGAACGCCAGCAGGCGGTCGAGATTGCCCAGAGCATGATGGGCGATCAAAAGCAAGTTCCCACTTTATCCACGTATCCCAACGCCACGATTGCATATTTGGCCGGGATGGTCGCGCAGCATGACACGATGGTGGTCAAAGAGCTGGCCGATTTGAAGAAGTTTGTCGTGAACAAGCTGGTGGCCGAGACAGATCACCCCGATGCCAAGATTCGGCTCACGGCACTGCGTGCTTTAGGGGAAGTTGACGGGGTCGACGCCTTCAAACGCCGCTCTGAAGTCACTCATAAACAGCAATCCATTGAAGAAGTCGAGAAAGAACTGCTCGAAACGCTTGCCAAACTCGAAAAACGCACAGTTGACGTACAAGCGGTCGAGGTTGTACGGTGAAAGTCAGTCGAGAACAGATAGAAACCCTGAAAAACCTGTTGCCAACAGCGTCAAACGACGAAAAACGCAAGATTCTTGAGCTTATAAAGGTCTGGGATGCCCAATCCGTGCAAAATTTGGGCAAAGATAACCTATTGGAGTTCGCAGATCATGTATACCCGGGTTATAAAGTTGGTCCGCATCATCGTCGACTCGCTAAAATCTTTGAAGACATCGCCAACGGAAAGAAAAAGCGTGTCATCGTTAATATTGCGCCTCGACATGGCAAGTCTGAACTCATTTCCTATCTTGCGCCAGCATGGTTTTTGGGCAAATTCCCCCATAAGAAGGTCATTATGGCGTCTCACACAGCAGATTTGGCTGTTAATTTTGGTCGCCGCGTTCGTAATCTTGTGGGTTCAGATAACTATAAAGACATTTTTCCGGACGTAGAATTACAGTCAGACAGTAAATCAGCTTCAAGGTGGGGCACAAATGCACAAGGCGAGTACTTTGCAATTGGTGTTGGTGGTGCTTTGGCTGGTCGTGGCGCTGATCTCTTTATCATTGATGACCCACACTCAGAGCAAGAGGCAAAAACTGGGCGACCTGATGTTTTTCTACCTGCTTGGGAGTGGTTTCAGTCTGGCCCTTTGCAGCGTCTTATGCCCGGAGGTGCAATCATCATTGTGATGACACGGTGGTCTAAGCTCGATTTGACGGGTCAGATCGTGAGCCAGATGACCAAAGAAGAGGGCGTAGATGACTGGGAGATCGTGGAGTTCCCAGCCATATTGAATGACAAACCGTTGTGGGGTGAGTTCTGGACGCTGGACGAGTTACTGTCCAAGAAAGCAGGCATGGACGTGCGGTACTGGGAAGCACAGTACATGCAGAACCCCGTATCAGAAGAAGGCGCGCTGATAAAGAGGGAGTGGTGGCAGATATGGGACGACGATGCCCCACCGCCCCAATGTGAGTTCATCATCATGAGCTTGGATGCTGCGCAGGAGGCCAACACTCGGGCTGACTACAACGCACTCACAACGTGGGGTGTGTTCTACAACGAGAACACGAACAACTACAACATCATATTGCTCAACGCCATCAAGAAACGCATGGAGTTCCCAGACCTGAAGAAGATGGTGCTGGAGGAGTACAAAGAGTGGCAGCCGGACGCGTTTGTGGTGGAGAAGAAGTCCAACGGGGCGGCGCTGTACCAAGAGTTTAGGCGTATGGGAGTGCCTGTTGGGGAGTTTACGCCGGGTAAAGGACAGGATAAGATTGCCCGCGTGAATGCTGTCTCTGACTTGTTTTCTTCGGGGATGGTGTGGGCACCGGACCGCAGATGGGCCAGAGAAGTCATCGAGGAGTGTAACGACTTTCCAAGCGGTACGAACGATGACTTGGTTGACTCAACCACACAAGCTCTGGCGCGATTCCGTCAAGGGGGTTTCATCAGGCTGCCAAACGACGAACCTGATGAAGTTCAGTATTTTAAAAGTCGCCGCTCAGAGCGGTACTACACGGTGTAAGGACACAAAATGGCAATCAGTAAAGGCTTATACGCAGCACCACAAGGGCTTGAAGAACTCATTCCAGAAGGCGCACCTGACATCGAGATTGAGATTGAAGACCCTGAGTCGGTCAACATCGGTCTGGGTGACATAGAGATTGATCTCAAACCACAGAAAGAAACAGCTGATACGTTTGATGCCAATCTTGCCGAGTACATGGACGACAAAGAGTTGGCCATGCTCAGTTCCGATCTGATTGATGACTTCGATAAAGACACAATGGACCGCAAGGACTGGATCAAAACATATGTAGAAGGTCTGAAGTTGTTGGGCCTGAAGTATGAGGATAGAACAGAGCCTTGGCAGGGGGCGTGCGGCGTGTTTCACCCGATGCTGACTGAGAGTGTGGTGAGGTTTCAGTCAGAGGGGATATCGGAGACATTCCCTGCGATGGGGCCTGTAAAGACAAAGATCATTGGCAAAGACTCACCCGAGGCAGAAGACGCAGCCGCGCGCGTGCAGGAGGACATGAACTATCAGCTCACTGAAGTGATGGTCGAGTACCGGCCAGAGCATGAGAAGATGTTGTGGAACTTGCCCTTGGCTGGTTCAGCGTTTAAGAAGGTGTATTACGACCCAAGTAAAGGTCGTCAAGCCGCAGTATTTATTCCCGCCGAGGACATCGTTGTGCCGTATGGGGCCACGAGTTTAGAGACAGCAGAGCGGGTTACGCACGTGATGCGTAAGACGAAGAATGAAGTGTTGCGATTGCAGAATGCTGGGTTCTACGCTGATGTAGAGCTGGGTGACCCCGGCTATGAGTTGGACGACATTGAGAAGCAGAAAGCTGAAGAAGACGGGATGTCAGCGACTCAAGACGATAGGTATCGCATACTTGAGATGCACGTTGACTTGGACTTGCCCGGCTTCGAACACACTGATAAGAAGGGTAAGCCTACAGGGATTGCACTGCCATATGTTGTGACGATTGAGAAGCAGACTGGGACTGTGTTAGCCATCAGGAGAAATTGGTATGAAGATGATGAACTCCATCTCAAGCGACAGCACTTTGTCCACTACCAGTACATCCCCGGATTTGGCTTTTATGGCTATGGTCTCATCCATCTTATCGGGGGATACGCCAAGTCCGCCACCATGCTCATTCGACAGTTGGTGGACGCAGGAACTTTATCGAACCTCCCCGGTGGACTCAAGTCAAGAGGACTGCGCATCAAAGGGGACGACACCCCCATCCAGCCCGGAGAATTTAGAGACGTAGATGTACCCTCGGGAAGTATCCGTGACAACATCTTACCGCTGCCGTACAAGGAGCCGTCGCAGGTTCTGTTTGCACTGTTCCAAAACATCGTAGAAGAAGGCAGAGCGTTTGCATCGTCAGGTGACATGAACGTGTCTGACATGTCGGCACAAGCCCCAGTGGGTACAACATTGGCGTTGCTTGAGCGTACTCTTAAAGTGATGGGCGCTGTGCAGGCTCGTATGCACTTCACCATGAAGCAGGAGTTCAAACTCCTCAAAGTCATCATCGCTGATTACGCTCCAGAAGATTACGACTACGACCCGATTGAAGGTAGCCGCGCTGCTCGTAAATCAGACTACGAGCAAGTTGATGTCATTCCTGTAAGTGACCCCAACGCAGCGACAATGGCGCAGAAAATTGTGCAGTACCAAGCAGTAATGCAGCTCGCGCAGTCAGCCCCCCAGTTGTATGACATGTCACTTTTACATCGTCAGATGATTGAGGTCTTGGGTGTGAAGAACGCAGCCAAGCTGGTCAAGACAGAAGACGACGCCATACCTGTGGACCCTGTGTCTGAGAACCAAGCGTTGTTGAACATGAAGCCCGTCAAGGCGTTCATGGAGCAGAATCATCAGGCACACATCGCTGTACACATGGCGGCGATACAAGACCCGAAGATTCAGCAGCTTATGGCGATGAACCCGATGGCGCAGCAGATCATGGCCTCGGCTATGGCGCACATCAACGAGCATATTGCGTTTGAGTATCGCAAACAAGTTGAGATGACGATGGGTATAACGCTGCCTTCAGAAGATCAAAACAAACAAGTTGCTCCAGAGTTGGCAGACAAGATCGCTGTCATGGCCGCTCAAGCGTCTACACAGTTGTTGCAGCAGAACCAACAAGAAGCTCAACAACAGAAAGCACAACAACAGATGCAAGACCCGATTGTTCAGATGCAGATGCAGGAGTTGCAGATCAAACAGGGCGAGTTGCAGTTGAAACAACAGAAGCAACAAATTGATGCTGCGGCCAAGGCCGATCAGATTCGCATCGAAGAAGCACGTATCGCGGCTCAAAAAGAGATCGCTGCTATGCAGGTCGCGGCAAACGCAGCCGCTGCAAAAGACAAAGCCGCTCGCCAATCAGAAATTGAAGGCGCGCGCATGGGTATTGATGTTGCGAAACATCGAGCACAGATGGCCGTGCAGCAAGCAGCTCAACGGGCTGCCCAAAATACCGGCCAAAAATCTCAGCCACCTAAGAAGGAGAAAGATTGAGCGATTACAAACTGTTGGCTCTCATAGTCAAAGAAATCCAAAAGCTAAAGCAGGAGCGTGAAGCGTATACGGCTGCTGGCCGTTGCGACACGATTGAAGAGTATCGAAGAATCTGCGGAGTTGTCCAAGGTCTGAACTACGCAGAAAACATCATTGAAGACCTTGTGCAAAAAATGGAGAAATCTGATGACTGAGTTTGACACCACTGCCGTTGATCTGTCTGGCATTCTAAATAAGACCGCCGAAGAAAAAGCCAAGCAGTTGCCCGATCCCAAGACTTTTCGTCTTCTGTGCGTTGTTCCTGAAGCGATGGAAGAGTATCAAGATAGTGAAGTGGGTCTGATTAAAGACTCAAAAACTATGCACTACGAAGAAGTGCTGACCCCCGTCTTGTTCGTCATCAAGCTTGGGCCTGATGCGTATAAAGACACCACTCGGTTCCCCAGTGGGCCAAGCTGCAAGGAAGGTGACTTTGTCATCGTCCGCCCCAATTCAGGAACTCGCCTGAAAATTCATGGTCGCGAATTCAGGATCATCAATGATGATTCAGTTGAAGCGGTTGTGGACGACCCGCGCGGCATCACACGCTATGCATAAGGAGAAAACATGGCAACACAACGGATCGAAGAAGAATACAAGTTCCCCCACGAAAAAGACGAAGTGGCGGCTGAAGACAATTTTGAAGTCGAGGTCGAGGACGACACGCCTGAACAAGATCGTGGCAGAAAACCCATGAAAGAGAAGGTGGAAGACCCAACCGATGAAGAGCTTTCAACCTACGACGAGAAAGTTCAGTCGCGGATCAAGAAGTTCTCCAAGGGCTACCACGATGAGCGCCGGGCCAAAGAAGCTGCACTGCGGGAACGCGAAGCGGCAGAAACCTTTGCCAAACAGGTCTACGAGGAGAACCAACGTTTAAAAGGCCAACTCAAGACCGGCAGCGAGGTATTCATTGAGCAAAACAAATCCACTGCGCAGATGGAACTGGACGCAGCCAAGAAGAAATACAAGGAAGCATATGAGTCAGGCGACTCCGACGGCGTAGCCGAAGCTCAGATGCAAATCACTAAGGCAACCCTCAAGATCGACCGCGCAGAACAAATGCGTCCGATTGAGGAGCCTGATACACCCCCGCCCCGCTCAGAAACCAGAGTCACACCCCGCACTCAGTCATGGGTTAATGAAAACGCAGACTGGTTTGGCGTTGACGAAGAAATGACAATGGCTGCAATGGGGCTTGACAAAAAACTCAAAAGCCAATATGGTGACGGCTATGCGGGTACTGAAGAGTATTTTCGCACCATCGATAAAACGATGCGCAAACGTTTTCCTGAGCATTTTCAAGATGATCAGAGCCATGAGGATGATGACTCCTCCTATCAAAGTCAGACCCCGGACGAGGACGATAGACCGACCCGCCGTGCAACAAAAATTGCTTCTCCCGTAGCCCCGGCTTCGCGAAGCACACCACCCAACCGCATTCGACTTAAGGCATCAGAAGCCGCGATAGCTCGCAGGCTTGGGGTTCCCATTGAAGAATATGCGAAACAGGTTGCCAACTTAAAAAGGAATGCTTAATCATGGATGAAGTCAAACAAAACAGAGAACCGCGCGAAGTAAAAACCCGTGCCACATCTTTCCGTCCAACTTCATGGAGCGCCCCAGAGGCTCTTCCAATGCCAGAAGATAGACCCGGCTGGAAACACCGCTATATCAGGTTAAGTACGTTGGGAACAGCAGACCCCAGCAACATTTCGTCCAAGTTGCGCGAAGGATACGAACCCTGCAAAGCAGAGGATTATCCTGAGCTAATGATGCACGCTGCCATCGAAGGCCGCTTCAAAGGCGGTATCGAGATAGGCGGTTTGTTGCTCTGTCGCATCCCTGCTGAGTTCATGGAACAACGTGCTAAGCACTTTGAAGAAAAGAACAAAATGCAAATGGATTCGGTGGACAACAATTTCCTTCGTGAGAGGGACGCTCGATCCAATATGGCGTTATTCGCTGATAAGAAGTCGAATGTCACTTTCGGTTCTGGTTCTTAAATTTAGGAGTCTAAAATGGCTTACCCAACGGTAGATAAACCTTATGGTTTGAAGCCGA